CAACCTGTAAACGACAAACATCATGCAACTACTGTGTTTTATGGTGATGAGCTTGTCGCTAATGGAACATTTGAAACTAATGTAGATGATTGGACAGATAATAGTGGGGCTGGAACTTGGGAGCGAATTACTGATGGTAATAAAATTACAGGTGATGGTTCAGCTCATTTTGTGGGAGCAGGTAGTGGCTATACTGGTGTCTGTTCTGATGCAATATCAATAGTAAGTGGAAGAACTTATCAAATTACTGGAAACTATAAGGTAGATGCAGCAGAAACACCAGCATACTTAGATGTAAAGGTAGGAACAAATCCAGGAAATGCCCAAGTGGGTGGTTGGGCAACTCAAACTTTAGATGAAGAATCAGTTACAGCTATTGATGTGACATTCACAGCCTCTGAGACAGATAGCACTTGTCATTTACATATTAGGACTGGAAATAATGCAGCTCCAGAAATATGGTTTGATGATATGTCTATTAAAGAAGAAGGCACAGCTACAGGCTGGACAGATGCAGACCAACAACTAGATATACCTCAAACAGCATTACAATCTTATAATCAGTTAGCTTGGTTTGATGAAGTTGATTCTACAGTAACTGTAACTGCAGAGGCTAATATAGATAATATATTTGCAAGTGGTGGAACTGTCAGTGCTTGGATATTTGCAAATGGTATAGGAGAGAATAATTATGGAAGGATATTTGATAAAGGACAATGGTATATTCTTTTAAGCAATATATCAGGAAGCACTAGTAAGATTAAATTTACTCATATATCTAGTGGCAATAATTCAGCTAATAAGTCTGATAATGAAGTAATAATCTTTGGAGAATGGATGCATGTAGTTGTTTCATATGATAAGGATACCCCCGCTACTCAAGCTAAAATGTATATAAATGGAGAGGAAATAGGAGTGAATCCTGATACAATAGGAGCTGCTACAATGGCTAGTGATGGTAGTAATGATTTATCAATAGGAAATGTATCAGGAGGTACTACTAGAACATGGGATGGGTCTATTACTGAAGGAAGTTTTTGGGATAAGGCATTATCTCAAGCAGAAATAACTGAATTATATAATAATGGGAAAGCTTTAGATGCTAAAGCTCATTCAGCAAATAGTAATCTAAAAGCATATTGGAGAAATAATGGGTTAGCAGTTTGGCAGGATTTAACAGATAATGATAATGATGCAACTCCAACTAATTTTGCTGAAACCCTATTACTCCCAGCAGGAGTAGATGCTTCTAGAGATAACCAAGGTTTCTTAATGAATAGGCAGAAGGATACTAATAGTTTGAATTTGCCTTTTGTTGAAACCTCAGCTGAGGGGAATTATGCTTCTGTTCCAGGATTTAATTTTCATGCAACAACAATGAGCATATCTTGCTGGATTAAAACACCTAGTTATGATACTGGCAATACTATATTAGATAAGTATGAAACATCAGGAAGTTTAAGAGCTTTAAGATTACATTTAACTTCCAATAATGAATTGTTATTACAATTATCTTCAAATGGTACTAATTATGAATTTCAAGTAACTACAGATGCAGCTTTGGCGAATGATACATGGTATCATATAGCTATAACTTATAGTAGTGGGACTTGGCTTGTTTATAAAAATGCTTCAGCAGTATCTTTGGATGCAGCTGCTTTTTCTACAACTACTGCTATAGACCAAAATATAACAAATTTAAAAATAGGAAATTCTATTCATACTTCAAAAGAACCATGGGATGGGCAAATAGATGATTTATGCATATATAATGATGTGTTATCATCTGATGAAGTAGATAGAAATTATAAAGCAGGTAAAAGGAGTCACAGATAATGGCACATTATGAAATGTATTTTTGTATACCTAGCAGTGCATTTAATAGTGCTGTTGGGACTAAGATAAAAGAACTATATCCAATAGTAGAATCAGTAGATGAGGATACTGGAGAGGTAACTTATGTATCAGCACCTACATGGCATGAGATGATATTTGCAGGTAAGCTAGGTGCTCCTAGATACTCACATGATAAAGCTTATGTTATAGTTAAAGGTGAGTGGTCTATGAAGGAAGGGGTATTATCAGAGTTGGTTGCACTTGGTGCTAGTAAAAGTTATCCAAACTTTAGTATATTAACAAAGTCTGAAGCACAAGCTTTAGCTAGTAGTTCAACCTTTACAGGAGAATAATGGCTAGAAAAAAGAAAGCAGATCAAATACGGCAATTATATAATCTATCTAATACTTGGACTAGAAAGCAATGGGAGTATGTAAATCAGAAAGGTTATGACTTTGCTCATGATGAGCAGTTAAGTCAAGATGAAAAAAATTCCTTAGAAGAACAGGGGATGCCAACATTTGTTATTAATAGAATTCTTCCTGTAGTTGAGATGTTAAATTTCTATGCAACTGCTAATAATCCTAGATGGCAAGCTGTAGGAACTGAAGGTAGTGATATAGATGTAGCAGCTGTTCTTTCAGATTTATGTGATTATATATGGGGATTGTCAGATGGCAATACTTTGTATGGGAATGCTGTTAATGATGCCGTCACTAAAGGATTAGGATATTTACTTATTTCTGTAGATAGAGATATGGATAATGGTATGGGAGAGGTAGTAATTACACAACCTGAACCTTTTGATATTTATATAGATCCTAAATCTAGAGATATGTTATTTAAGGATGCTGCTTTTATCTTAATAAGAAAAGTGCTTCCAAAGAATCATTTAACTAAAATATTCCCTGACCAGAAGAGGAAAATTTCACAAGCTAGTAGCGATGAACAATCACAGCGATCTTGGTCTGCTAGAGCATTAGGGGATAAGGAACAAAAATTATTTGCCTTTAATGATCCTACTGAACAAGCTAATATGGCTATTGATGCTGAAGGAGAACAGGATGAGCTAACTGAATACTTTGAAATATATGAGAAAATAAAAGTTTCATTTATGAATGTGTTTTATAGAATTCCTCCTAGTCCAGAAGTTATTCAGCAGATAAAGGAACAAGCTCAAGTTGCTATGCAGGAAATGCAGGCAGAGATGGAAGTGAAGTTCCTTGAAACACAACAACAATTACAGCAAGCTGTTCAAGAAGGGAAGATGATTCCTGAAAGAATGCAGATTGAATTGCAAAAAGAACAGAAAATGATGCAGCAACAACTACAAACTTTTGAGCAACAAACAATTAGTCAATTACAGAATGAAGCTTCTAAGATAGAGAATGTAATTGTATCTGAAAAAGAATTTAAAATCTTAATGGAAAATAAAGAAATTGCTAATAATATTGTAGACCAAGTACAATTTTACGATGTTAGAATGAAGCAAATTGTAGCAGTTGGAGATAAGATATTATATGAAAGAATATTACCAGCTACCGTAAAAGATTATCCATTAATACCATTTCATTATAAGTGGACAGGTACACCATATCCAATTAGTGCTGTTGCTCCACTTATTGGTAAACAACAAGAAATAAATAAAGCTCATCAGATTATGGTACATAATGCTTCATTAGGTTCATCATTAAGATGGATGTATGAAGAAGGAAGTATTGACGCTGAAACTTGGGAGAAATATTCATCTAGTCCAGGAGCGTTGCTTCCTATTAGACCTGGAGTTGAAAGACCTACACCTGTAATGCCTGCTCCTTTATCTAATGCATTTTTCCAGATAGTTCAAGAAGGTAAGAGTGATATGGAATATCTTGCAGGTATTTATAGTTCAATGATGGGGGATTCTGCTGGATCTACAGAGACATATAGAGGTATGTTGGCTTTAGATGAATATGGAACAAGAAGAATTAAGCAATGGATGAATACATCTATTGAACCAGCTCTAAAGCAAATGGGGGCTGTTGTACTACAATTTGCCCAATCTGTATATACAGCTAATAAAAGATTTAGAATTATTCAACCATCTGCAATACAAGAGCAGAGAGAAGTTGAAATTAATATTCCTATTTATAATGATATGGGACAAGCTATAGGTAAATCAATGGATATCTCAGCAATTAAATATGATGTTAAAATTATATCTGGTTCTACTTTACCTGTAAATAGATGGGCATATTTAGAAGAATTGAAACAGTTAATGCAGATGGGAGTTATAGATGATATAGCACTACTTGCAGAGACTGATATTAAGAATAAAGAAAATATTATGAAGAGAAAGAGTTTGTACTCTCAGTTACAAGGACAAGTTAGTCAAATGCAAGAAGCTCTAAAAGATAAGGAAGGTACTATTGAAACTCTAGAGAGACAATTAGTTCAGGCTGGTATTAAACAAAAGGTTATGCAAGCTGATGTTGAGATTAATAAGAAGAAAGAAGAAGTTAAATCTAGCATGAATAAAGAGTATGTACAGACTGAAGGAGAACAGAAATTATTACGTAATGTTATGGCTAATAATGCTAGTACTCAATCACAAAAGTTAGCCGTACAAGCGGAGAAAATAAAAAATGATTTGCAAAAGAAGGGAACTTCTGAGTAAACTACGTTGATGAATAACAACTAAAAGGAGATGTTATGTCTAAAGAAGAAACAACCAAAGGTAACCCTGAGATTGGTATGACTGAAGAGTCTTTTGATTCAGTCCCACAATCAGATTCAGGCTCTGAAGGATTTTTTGATGCTTTAGAAAATGATGTGAATGGCGGAATAGTAGATCCAAATGAGGCAACCCACGAGGATGTTGGCCCCGATATGGCTTATGAGCCTGAGGAAACCCAAATGCAACCTGAAAGTGGCTCCAACAATGCGGAACAGTCGAATAACGGTACGGACTGGCAAAAACGCTACAAAGATAGTAGTCGTGAAGCCGTTAAGCTAAAGGAACAGATTGATGAGTTAACTCCATTCGTACCTGTTCTTGAAGCTATGAAAAATGATAGTGGCCTTGTAAGTCATGTCAGGGAATATTTAGTAAATGGTGGAGCACCTGCAAAAACTATAAAAGAACAATTAAAACTTGATGATGATTTTATATTTGATGCTAATGAAGCCATGTCTGAACCAGATTCTGATAGTGCTAAACTAATGAATGCTCATGTTGATGGGTTAGTTCAAAATAGAGTTTCTTCTATTGTTCGAACCGAAAAACAGAATGCTGAAGCTTATAGAGCTGAAGTTTCTAAGAAAAAAGAAGAGCAAGAATTTAGAGAAAAGCATAATATGTCAGATGAAGAGTATGCAAATTTTGTAAGCCAAGCTAAAGACCATATCCTCACTTTAGAGGATGTGAACTATCTTATCAATAGAGATAAGGTAGCAACAAATACGGCTAATGCTACAAGAGCTGATATGCTTAATCAGATGAAGAATGTTCGTGATATGCCAACAAGTGCCAGTGGAGCTAACTCTCAAGGCGATAAGAATGACCCAGATGGTGATATATTTGATGGGTTATTAGATCTTGACGGTGGCGTTGATAACTTGTTTGGATAGATAACATTTAAAATAAATTTAAAGTCTATTCGAACTTAATTAATAGTTAAGGAGATAGACTATGGCAGATAGTACATCGATAGTGGGAAATTCCCTCTATTCAGATCAAGACCATAGCTCGCTAACTGGGACCCAGTCTGGTATTAATACGGGTGCCCTGAGACGGAAGTATAACTTCGGTAATAGGGTAACTGAATTAGCACTAGCACAGGATCCCTTTTTTAGATTCGTGAGCATGGTTTCAAAAAAACCAACTGATGATCCAACTTTCAAATTTACTGAAAGACGTTCATCTTACTCAAAGAGATATGCTTATATGGCTGAGTATAGTGAATCAGGTGGAGCAACACCTGCAACTAATCCAGATAATGCGGATACAAGTGCAGCAGCTACAGCTGACTCAAGCATATATTCTTTTGCATTCTTCACTGATTATAACTTTGAAGGTAACTTAGTAAACATCAAAGGGCAAGATTGTGATTATTACGATGGTGTAACAGGAACTCAACCAAAGTTCTTTGTACCAGGACAGATAATTAAGATTAATAAAGCTCCTACAGGTGCTGCATTTACTGCATCTACAATGGATGGTTACTCATTATGGAAAGTTAATTCAGTGGATCTTAACAGTCAAGCTAATCATGCAATTGTAAATGCTACTTGCGTCAAAGGCGTAGCAGCAGTATTTAGAATGCCTGATGGTGATGATGTAATAGGTAGCGGCATAGCATCCCCGTCTCAAGAAGACCTTGAGCCATTCAGATGTTATGTTGTAGGTACTGCTCATGGTGCTGGTACTGGTTACCCAGAAACTTGGGAAGACCAGCCATTCAGTACTTCACACGGACAGACACAGATATGGAAAACTGCTGCTGTTATGAATAACACAGACAGAGCCACTGTACTTAAGTATGAAGGAAATGAGTGGGCAAGAATATGGAAAGAAAAGCTAATTGAACATAAATGGGATATTGAGCAGTCTTTACTATTCGGATCACAAGCATCAACTG